GCATCGACTTGGTGCAGATCGACCCGCAACCGTATACGGTTATCGGGCGTTCTTTGGCTGACATTACGATTGAAATGCAGGATAACGAAACGTCAATCTTGCGGGCAATCATCGACAATGCTCACATTGCCAACAATCCGCGCATGGCGGGCGACCCGAACAACGTTGATTTCAGCGACATTATGAACAACGCAATCGGTGCCCCGATCAAGACGCGCGGGGCCGCTAACATTCAGATCGTTGACATTCCCTTTACTGGTGCGTCACTGATCCCGTTCTTGGAGTACCTTGAAAAGGACACTGAGCAGCGGGTAGGTATTACCAAAGCTGCTACTGGTCTTGACCCGGATGCGCTACAATCCACTGACAAGAACGCCGTTATGAACACCATCCAGCTCAGCCAAGGGCAGGTGGAACTCATGGCGCGAAACATCGTTGAAACTGGTCTGATGGGCGTGTTTAAGAAGGTGTTGAAGCTTTCTGTGCGCCATATGGACCGTATGCAAATAGTAAGGACCAAAGGTGAGCTACTACCTATTGACACTGCTATGTTTGACCCTGATTTGGCGGCTGAGCCTAATGTTGGACTTGGCACGGCAAGCCATGAGCAGAAGCTACAAACCTTGGGATTTGTCCTTCAAAAGCAGGAGCAAATTCTCTCCACGATGGGGATGGACAACCCGTTCACTAGCCTATCACAAATCTACAACACGCTTGAGGATTTGGTCGAACTCGGTGGTCTGCGCGATCCCGGTCGCTATTTCCGTATCGTGACACCGCAGATGGAACAACAAATGGCACAGGCCAGAGCGCAGCAGGCAGCACAGCAAGCGCAGCAGATGCAGCAGCAGCAGCCTATGGACCCAAGCCGCGCACTGCTGATGACAGAAGACATGCGCGCCAAGGTAAAGCAGCTTGAGGTTATGTCTGTAGCCCGGCAGAAAGAGCTTGAGCTACAGTACAAGGCTACCAAAGACGCAGAAGAACTGGACATCAAGCGTGACCAGATGGTTCAAGATCGGGTTATCCAGCTTCGTCAGCTTGGCGAAGACCGCTTGAACGCCCTTATTGAGAGAAAGCAAGCCGCCAATGATAAGCAAAACGGAACTAAGCCAGCTAAGCCAAGCAGCAGCGAGGCTGCTGGCTAACCCCGACTTCAAAATTGTCTTGACATCGCTTAAAAATGAGTGTATTCAGGACTTTAAGCGGATTGACGCCTCGGACGAGGAAATTCGCGAAGCACATCGACGCTATAAAGTAGCAGACGAGCTAGAAAACAGGATAGAAAACTATGGCCGCTCAACAAACCGCTAAATCACTGCACGACATCGCATCGCTGATCCGTCAGCCTGCGACCCCTGCCGCGCCTACTGAGGTAGTCAAAGAAGATACCCTCGTTGAGGGGAACATTGACGACACCGACCAAATCGAAGAAGGCGCTGACGAGGCGGACCTTGAAGACGACCATGATGAGGGGGAAGACGCCCCCGAATATGAAACTTCGGAAGAAGGAGAAGACGAGGAAGAAGACGCAGGCGACGACGACGCCGACGAACCGACCGCTGATGAAGACGGATTTTTTGCAGTTGCCGATGACGACATGATCGAAGTCAAAATCGACGGTGAAACGGTTCTACGCAGTATCGCTGACGCTAAGAAAGCCTTGTCAGGTGAAGGCGCGATTGAAAAGCGCCTCAAAGAAGCAACGGAGCGCCGCAAGCAAGCGCAAGCGGATCACACGATGCTTCTGGAGCAGTTCAGCACTGCTCATAAGAGCCTTATGAAGACAGTCGAGGGTATGGAGACTATCGTCTTCAAGCCCTTGGTACAGAAACCAGACCCAGCGCTTCGGCAAAGTGATCCGCAGAAGTACCTGTTGCAGGTTGACGCCTATGAGGCAGACCAAAAGCGGGTAGAGAACGGAAAGAAGGCCATTCGTGAACTGATTGAGCACCAACAAAAGGCGCTTGAAAAGGACATCGGGCAGTACCGGGAGCATCAAACCAGCGCTCTTTTGGAGGCTATCCCAGAACTGGCCGACCAAGAGCGCGCACCAGTATTGCTCAAGGCGATGTCGAAACTCGCTATGGAACGGTATGGATACTCGGCAGAAGAAATTCAGCAAGCAAGCGACCATCGTATGTACCGTATGATGCATGACCTTGCTAAGTTTTACGCTGCCCGCGAACCCGCAACACGAAAGGCCAACACCATGAAGAATTTGGAAGGCCAAGCCGCGAAGCGTCCGCGTAAACTTCGGTCAGGTGCTACGGCACTCAAGGCCAAGGCTCGAAAGCAAGCTGACGCACAAAAACAGGCCGCAGATAAGGCTCGCCAAACTGGCAAGATCAAAGATGTGGCTGCAACCCTGATTAAGAGAGGCTAGGCAAATGGCTGTCAACTCTAATACGTCTGAAACGTATGACAACAATGTCATCCGTGAAGACCTTCAAGAAGCTTACACGATGATTTCGCCGGAAGAAGTCCCGTTCCAGACCGCTGTGCGGCGCGAAAGCGTGTCCAATACCCTGTTCGAATGGCCCGTTGTTGAGCTGGCCGCTACGAACAGCTCCAACCGTGTTGCGGAAGGCGAAGCCTCTCCCGGCAACGATGCGCCGACCTTGGCTCTGCGGTTCTCGAACTACACGCAGATTTCTGACAAGGTGGCAGAAGTGTCGCACACCGCTCAGGCAGTTGACGCTGCTGCAAGCAACGTGCAGCGTCTGTCGGAACAGGTCGTCATCAAGATGAAAGAAATGAAGCGCGACAAAGAAGTCATGCTGCTTTCTAACATCGCCGCCGCCGCTGGCTCGTCTGGTAACGCCCGGCAGACCGCTGGTTTGCCTGCGTGGCTGTCTACGAACACCATCTTTGAAGCCGGTGGCGCTGATCCCACGCTGTCTGGTACCACGGAAGGCTTCCCGAACGCTGCTGCCACCCCCGGCACCACTCCTGTCGTTTTCGCCGAGGCTGATTTGAACCAGCTCATCGAAGACATCTGGCAGCAGGGCGGTAATCCCACGCTCATCATGGTGAACTCTGGGAACAAGCGCCGGATTTCCACGGCCTTTACGGGTAACGCTACCCGCTACAAGGACACTGTGGATAAGCAGGTCGTCAACTCGATTGACTTCTATGACAGCGACTTCGGTGAGCTGACCATCGTTCCGAACCGCTTCCAGCCAACCAACAACCCTGCTGGTGACAACGACAATTACAACGTGTTTGTCCTCGACCCCGAATACGCTGCGATTGCTTATCTGGATGAAGTGCAGCAGAAGCCGCTGGCCGAAACTGGTCACTCCATGCGTACCCTCGTATGGTGCGAGTACGGCTTGCAGATCGACAACGAAAAAGCGCACGGTGTCGTTCGCGACACCACCAACGCTATCTCGTAAGCTACTGGACTTCCCCTCGACGAGGGGAAGTCCTCCCCACGAAACCCACACATCGACAGGATGACCCTAGATGACTAAGACCCAGAAATTGAAGACTTTTGAAGTCGTGCGCACCCCAAAGCTCCGTGACGCCACAGGCGCGTACTGCAAGCGGGGAGAAACCTGCCAGTTGACGAAAGATTTGGCTGAGCACTATCACAAGCTCGGCTTCATCCGCGTCCAGATGGAGACATTGTTCGGTGATGACGAAGACACAGATGGGGCTGACAGAAGCCCAACAGCAGCGCAGAACGACAGTCGATCCGACGACCCTCAGCCCGATCTTGCGGCTGGAACGGATGACGAAGATGAAGCAGGCGAAGATGCTAGCGCTGACGCTGGCGCTGGTCAAGCAGAAACTGGACGCGGGCGTCTCGCTCTCTCTCGTAGAAAACGAGCTGCTGGCTGAATGCCGCCGCAGGTATCACAGCAAAGAGCGTGAAGTGAAGACGGTGGATGCGAGCGGTCGCATCCACATTACCCGTACGGTGGATGCTGAGCCGATCATCAACGCGATGAAAGACTACGCTGACATCATCGGGCACAAGCGCAATGACAAGATGGCTGGCGCTAAAATGATTGGCGCTATCGACCCGATCACCGCGATAAACTGGTCTAAAGAGACGGGGCTAAAAGTCGGTACCCGTGCTTTTGCACAGTTTGCAAAGAAGCGCATCAACGGCGATATTGACTATCGCGGATTTAGGTTCGGTCACTGATGGCACAGACATATTCAGAGTTCAAAACGTACCTGATTGACATGCTCTGGCGCACCAACGATACTGTGCTGGCTAACAATCTGGACAAGCTAATCCGTATGGCGGACGCTGAGCTGAACCGCAAGCTTGATATTCAGCGCCGGGAAGTCTCGGCGCTGATTGCTCCTGAAACAGAAGATTACAGCTTGCCTGCTGACTTCTACCAGATGATTTCATTGACTAATCGACAGCCATCGCGGCAAGTTGGCGCTGGCCCTATGATGTCGTCAACTTTGACGATGATCTACCAGATGCGCGACCAGACAGACAGCACCTTCATTGCGCCGTACTACACAGTTGAACGCGGCGCAACGACCAACACTCTCTATTTGATCGGGCCGTTCAGCGCCGATAATCCCGGCTCTTTGTCCCTGCAATACCGCACTACAGTACCAGACTTCGCTACTACTGACGCCTCTTGGTTAGAGGCGGACTATCTTGATTTGTATGTGTACGCTGTGTTCAAGCATTGCGCTATCTTCCTTCGGGAGGATGCGCGTATTCAACAATACGCAGCCCTCATGCAGGACGCGCTTGACAGCGCCACTGACGAGGATAAACGTAAAGTTCAGTTCGGCGGCTCCCCGTTGCACATGGCTTCTCACCGCGCGGTTCCCCAAACCCGGCGTAAAGTGTAATCCCCTAACGTAGGGTAAAAACTATGACAACTACACGGGACGTAAACTTGGGTACGCTCATACCTATTGGCCTGTTTTTGGTCGCTCAGACGCTTGGCGCTGTCTGGTGGGCTGCAACTATGACTTCCCGCTTCGACAGCCTTGAGCGGGCGTTTACTAGCGGACAATCTGCCGTTGAGGCTGATTTAGAGGAAGAAACTGCCTCGCGTATTGAGGACCGGCGGCGTATTTACGACAGGCTTGTGGATGCTGAGCAAGCGGTCGCAAGCATCACGGCTGAAAGCCGCGCCACACGCGCCATTCTTGATGGCGTTGACAAGCAGCTTGCTGAGCTTCGCACTGATATACGCACTAATAACGACCTACTGCGTAATGTCCTTGTAGGGCTAAACGTACCACAAAAGAACAACTGAGGGTATAACAATGGTCACTAAATTCCCAAACGGCATTCCGGCGCATAAGACTGTTATTATGGTCCACGCGCTTGCCACCAAGAAGTCATGGACTTTCCATAATGACGCTGTTGGCGCTGTCAAGGAAGTACGCTCTTGGCATGTGCATGAGCGCGGCTGGTCTGACATTGCCTACGCGGCGATTATCGACGGACTAGGCAAGATTGCCCTTGGCCGCGACCTAGATAAAGATGGTGACGTTTGGGAAGAAACCGGAGCTGGTGCGAAAGGCCACAACAAAAATGTTATTCACATTGCTTTGTGCGGTGGTCACGGTTCATCGGCCAATGATAGCCCATACGATCACTATTCGGCTGCGCAACTTGCTACCCTCAGAAAACTCATCCTCGACATACAAGATGCGGCAGGCAGGCCGCTGTGGGTGCGCGGTCATAACGAGGTCGCGGCCAAAGCCTGCCCCGGTTTCCAAGTCAAGCAGTGGTGGGAGAGCTTGCCTCCCCGCACAATCAAAGAGAGCAAAACTATACAAGGTGGCGTTGTCGCAGCAGTTGGTACGGCAGGCAGCGCGGCAACTGCTGTTGGGCAACTGGATGGCACCGCGCAGATTGTTGCGTTGGTCATGGTTGGTATTGTGGCGGCAGGGCTGTTCTACGTCTTTCGTGCTCGCATCCGCGATTGGGCGAATGGGAGGCACTGATGGTTGGGAACCTATTGCTTGTAGTGGCAGCGAGTGCCGTTTTAGTTGCTGGCGTTCAGACTATTCGACTTGATACCCTACAGAGCGCCGCTGCTGTGCAGCGTGTAGAGTTACAGGCTTGCGGGGCCAGATTGCAAAACCTGATTGAGGACGTTAAAAGCGATGCCGAAATTGACAGTATTCCTGACCGCGATCTTACCTTTGTTCCTTCTCACTGGCTGTTTCCATAGCCCCGAAGTAGCGGTTGACAAATCAGCTCGTTTCTGCGATATTGAGGAGCCGCGCCGGTTTACGCAGGCTGAGCTTGATTGGCGGGCAGCAAACGCGCCGTGGAATTTGCGCAAAGACTTCAAAACTAACACGGCATGGGACCGAGAATGTGTTCCCCTAACTGAGGGTAAAGAAAATGGCGGCTAACACAACCACATATAGCTTTCTCAAGCCCACTGTTGGGGGCGATACCGACCTTTGGGGCGGGTATCTGAACACAAACTTTGACGACATTGATGACTTGCTCGACGGTACTAGCCCCATCGCAGGAGTTGATATTAATGGCGGCACCATTGACGGTACCTCTATTGGTTTAACTGCTGCCTCCACTGGGGCCTTCACCACCCTGACTATCGGCGGGGTACTCCTCACCGCTACGGCTACAGAACTGAACCTTCTCGACGGGGCCACATTTACCCTAACTGAGGCGAACTACCTCTCAGGCGTTACCAGCGCTATTCAGGGGCAGCTTGACGCCAAAATCGACGACGCCGATGCGCCAACAGGGGATATTGTCGGCACTACCGACACGCAGACACTCACTAACAAGACGCTGACAGGGGTAATCCTTGATGGGGTCCCAACAGCACCGACCGCGAGCGTTGGCACTGATACAACGCAGGTTGCCACAACGGCTTTTGTGCAGGCAAATGGGAAGGTGCGGCAGACTGTATACACCCAGACGGGTGCTGTCGCTACAGGAACAGGCGTCATCCCATCGGACAACACAATCCCGCAAATCACCGAGGGCACGGAGTATATGACCCTCGCAATCACACCCACAAGCGCAACCAGCATTTTGAAGATTGAGGTAGCGGCATACGGTAGCTTCAACAACAACAGAATAATGACTGTCGCGCTTTTTCAAGATGCAACAGCAGACGCTTTGGCTGTCGTGGGGCATATGACCGCATCGACGGACGCACCCGGCGTAGTGAACCTGCGGCACACTATGGTAGCGGGGACAACCTCGGCCACAACTTTCCGGGTCAGGATTGGTAGCGACTCCTCTGCCACATTCACGTTCAACGGAGTTAGCGGTTCGCGGAGATACGGCGGCGTATCTGCGTCCTCCATCACAATCACAGAGTTGACACCGTAAGTTCCCCCAAGGTAGGGTAAAAACCATGGCCATTTTGACAGTTGATCTTCCTCCCGGTATGCTGAAAAACGGTACCCCGTACTCTCGCCGGGGGCGCTGGACCGATGGAAATCTGGTACGGTGGCACGATGGTGCTATACGCCCTATCGGCGGTTGGGGGCGGAGAACTTCTAGCGGCGCTGAGATTGCCTCGCTGACGGTTGACCCTACGTTGGAGGCGGTCAGAGACATCTTTGCGTGGCGTGACCTGAACCAAAACCAGAACGTTGTGTTTGGCAGCAACCTTGGCCTGTACCACATGAACGCTGGTGGGGTCGTAACTGACATCACCTACGCTGGCTT